ATGAACTCTCTGAAACCGAACTCGATTGGCTTGGCTGTGTGGCAACAGATGCTTGATGACACGAAAGCACTCCTGCACGCGCCGATCGCGCATCACCGCGAACTGGTACATCTGGCGTATGAGCTGCGCGATACACACGCGGTAGACGATGCAGCCTTGGCTGACATGCTTGAGCTGTCTTCCGCCGCCTTAGAGTATGCCCAGGAGATCCAGTTGGAGCCGTCTCAAGAGGGGGCTGCGTGATGCAGGTCTACGCAACTCCTATGCGGCGGATGGGCGTAGCACTGCCCCGCAAGGAAATCAGTCGGTCAGAGGGTGTAAGGGGGGATGTGAGAGTGACCTGCGTTATGGATTCTGAGATGGGGCGGGCCACGAATACTGCGGAGATAGTAGCTGGACCGGGTATGCAGGAGCACCCGCTGCCAGCGCTTCGTGATGCCAGGCTTTCCGGCATGTCCACGGTCGGGTTTGTACTGACGGGGTTCGAGACTGTGGACGGTCGCGCCTACGCTCAATCTTGGTGGTGTCGCTTGTGAAGGGAGCACCAGGAGCATAAGCCCCTGGTGCTGAGCATCAAACTTCCGGAATGACTCGCAGCAAGCGAACCAACCAGTAGGCGGCTTGCAGTGCGCGAATCAACTCTTCAGGGATAAAACGCATGAGCCTGTTCTTCATAGCGCGTCGCTCCTATAGGAGGGTTGATGGGCCCACGCCATTACGGCAGTGGGGTATCCACTCACTATTCCGAGACTGTCAACGCTTCTCAGGATGACACTAGTGTCAACTCTAGAGGCTAGAGCTGAGTAAACGATTTAATTAGGCTATGGCGTTGCGCCCTAATTAAGCCAGGATCAAAAACCCTAATTAATGTTCACTTCACACCCTGCCTGAATGATCCGGGAGCCTGGCAGGGCGCTGGCAACGTGTTGACGGTCTCGTCAGGTAGCAATAGGCTTTGGAGTGTCCGCTTCAAAGCTGTACCCGCTTGAGTGTTGAGTCGAGAATAACACGCAATTTCCGAACGGAACCATTGCAAAAAATCCGGCGTGAAGCCCGCCCTGTGCGGGCTTTCTCGTACCTGGAGATGTCGAACTTGCCCCGGGGCTACCAAAAGGCCATAGATATCGGGCCGTATGATCAAATTTGAGTAATGGCCCGGGCGCACGTTTAGATGAGCCCCGGGGCCCAACTGTCCGACGAACGGTAGTGCCCGGGCGTTAGTTAACTAATGCCCGGGCGAATTTAGCCGCTAAAAAATACACGCCATTAACTAGGCGACAGTGGACAGAATGTCCTATTCATTGTCGACCAGTGCCTGGTCGTGGAAATCTTGTGGATATCTTTAGGTATCTACCAGACATCTGTTATTAGCGAACTCTATAGCTAAAGTTTCAATGAGATTGAATACCCACGTGTGAGTAAGCGTCTCAAAGAGTGATGGGCTTGAGTGATGTGGCTAAGCTGCCGGCTCGGGTCGCTGCATTGCTGAAGCTTTCAGCGTTGCTGGGGGCCGGTGACGGTCCGTGGACATGCGCTGCCAGTTGCGCGTTCATCTCCTGCACCAGGTCGAGCAGATCACAAAGCACCTGCAGCACGTTGACCTCATCCGAACCTACCCAGGTCTTGGGCGCCTGCAGGCGCTGACTGCCAGCTGTCACGCTCTTGCGTATCCCCTCAATGCGCTCCTGCAGATCCCCGCCAATCACCGCGTTTAGCTTCTGCCCCACCACCAGGTTGAGGTCGCGCCCAGTGGCCTGGTGCAGATCATCCACCGCCGCCAGACTGGCGGAACCGCCCGACAGCAGCTTGAGCGCGCCCAGCGCCTCGATCTTCTTGATGCCACCGACACTCTCGGTTGAGTGGTCGTCCACGTTCCTGGTGTGGCTCTGGAACTGCTCGCGGTTGGCCAGCGACTCCACCTCGCGCTCGATCGCCTTGTCCTGGATCTTTCCATCCGTATGGCGCAGCCAGTTGCCGTCCGCGTCCACACGCTGCTGGCAGGCCTCGCTGTGCTGCCAGACCTGGTCGCCTTTCGGCACACGGGGAAGGCTCAGCCCGTGCGGCAGGATCTGCTGGATGAACGGCTTGTGCGGGAGGCCGTAGGCGAACGAGACCACTACTGTGGTGCCTTCCTCGGGGAATCCAAACATGCCCGCTTCCTGGCCGCCCATCGGCGCCGGCAGCGGCAAGCTGGTGAACACCGGCAAGGCCGGATCCGGCTCACCGTCTGGCAGCAGTATTTGGACATCCACACCGAAGCGCGGGCGGAAGTCGTCGCACAGACCTGGCGCCGCCGGCGCGTCCGGTACCGCGACCACGCGCCCGAAGCGCGGCAGGTGGTAGCCACCCGTGATTTCGGGGAATTGGCGCTCTACAGCGCGGCGGATTGCGTCTTCCATCGGATAGCCATCTGGTTGCCGGCAAGGGTCACATGGGTGACGCGCTCGCCCTGGTTGATTGTCGCGCCAGGTCGGAGCCCGGGAAGGGCCGCGATCATGGCGCTCTGATTGCCCTGGTAGCTGTCGAACAGCTCAATCGGAAGCTGTAGCGCAGGCCGCACGCCGTAGTAGCTGTCGGCCCAACTGCCCACGAACACCTCGCCGTCACCCTGCTGCTGCCACATGAAGTCCGGGATGTCGTAGACCTGGCCGAGGCTTTCCATTGCCTGGTAACCCGCCGCCAGGCTGTAGAAGAACGGCGCCCGGGTTGAGGCGTAGGTCCGATCAGGCACGCGGAAACCCAGGCCAGTCTGGCGGCTGGCCTCCTCGAGCACGGCGCGCAGATCCACATGGCGCAGGTTCATCGGCATCGGCTTGGCCAGGATAGCGGCGAGCTCGCGGCAGAACAGCACCTGTTCTCGGGTGTTGGCAGCGGTGCTGCGCTCGACGTAGCCCAGGAAGTGCCGCTGCAGGGGCTTATCGTTGTAGCCCAGGTCGAGCGTGACCAAGCCCTTCAACGGTGCGCCGGCCTGGACGGTGAACGTCGCCCGGCCAGGGTTTCGTAGCTCAAGGCGCACATCCGCCTTGACCAGGTCGTATCCGACCCCGGCAACGGTCAATACCTGGTGCAGCTTCATTTGCTGCCACCAAGCCAGTCATCCACTTTTTTCAGGGTGGCCTCGAAGCCCGTCAGTTCTCCCGACGTACCGTTACCGTCAGAGCCGGCACCGCCCACGACGGATCCGGTACCGGATTGAGCGGTGACGGTGCCCTTGGCGCTGCGCTTCTCGACCTTCTCCGGGTTCGACTTCTTCTCGGTCAGCCCAAACTGGATGCGCCACATTGTAAGGATGTCGTCTTCGCGGGCGCTCACACCCTCGGCGAACTGCACTTGGCGCATGCCGAACGCGGCGGCGGTGTCGTTCACAACACGGTACGTCTTGAGCTGGCCACCGCCCTCGGTGGCCTCGGCCAAGCGCATCAGATCGCGCAGCCACCCGGCGTTCGTGTACGGGATGTTCAGCGTCACGGTGAGCGTCTTGGGCTTAAAGCCTTTGTGCGCCTTTTCCGTGTTGCTGGTTTGCCCCGACATATCGTCTGCCTCAATGCGCAGGTTCGCCGTGATCTTCAGCCCTTTGCCTTGAATCGGTGTTCCGTCCAGCAACAGAAGCGTCATAGGCCCACCAATTCGCGCACGAAGCTCAGCCCCTTCTGCGAGCCCACCATGAGAACACCGGCGCAGATGACCCATTCGTGGCCAGGGCCATCGTGTTCGAGCAAAGCTCGGCGCAGTTCGGCGTTGCTACCCGGGCCGATCGTCCTGGCCCGTGTCGCGGTGTCAGGCTGGCGATCCTGCAGCGACTGCTGCAGATCCTGCAGCTGCCTGTCACGGCTGCGCTGTTGCTCGGCCTTGCGGCTGGCAAGCGCGCTTAGGTCTGCCATGGGTGAGCTATCCGCCGCGTAGCTTTCCAGGACGGCCAACTGGCCCGCCATGGATTGCTGGGCGGCTTTGACGACGGTGCACCGCTCCAGGGGCAGCGGCTGCCAGCGCGGAAGCGGGCCGGACTGGGGGATCTGCCATTTTTCCGCCTCGAGCTTGGCCAGGTGATCGGCGCGGCGCTCGGCGCGGACCAGCTCCGGGACCGGCATCAGAGCGTTGAAGCGGGCCAGGCTCGCGGCCAACTGGTCGTAGCGGGTGGCCAGGAACAATATGCACAGGGCGTGCTGCTCGCCCTGGGGCCGGGCCGCGTCGGTGGCGTCGGTGAGTTTGTTGGCCAGCGCCTGCAGGAGGTTCGGTGCCGACAGAAAGCGCTGGTGCCCGCGTCCTTGCCCGATACCAGATTGGAACGGTGTCACGACCAGGCACGCCGGCGGCTCGCTCAGCTGCTCGGCCATGGCCTGGCGTCCGGCCTCGCTCGGCCCCTTGGCTGCTGCACCGACTGGCCCCGGGTTGGTGGTGGTCACCGCCTCGAGGTCGGCCAGGCGCGTGCCGGTGCTGGCCAGCTCGCGATCGGCCAGCGCCTTGGCGCCGCTCAGCTGGTCCATCCACCTGGTGGATTCAGTGGGCCAGCGCATGGTGACCGGCGACCAGGTCATACCGGCGCCGTCCACACGATGGCGCGCATAGCTCTGAGCTTCTTGTCCTGCAGGGCCTTGGCCAGGTCGCGCTTCAACTGGTCGGCGTGCTGGAGAGCGGCCTGTTTGAAGAGCACCAAGTTTCTGTTCACCTGCAGCAGTTGCTCGCGGGTGTGATCCCTGAAAGCGTTGATGCCATCCGGCCCCGTGCACGGATAGAGGCTGTCCAAGCCGCTGAACATCAGCCCGGTCAAGTTCACCTGGTCCTCCAGCGTGCTGCCATACCTGTGGATCTGGCCCAGCGCGCTGGAGTTGAATCCGCCTTCAATGTGCTGGTTACACCCTGAGTTCACCTCGACCAGCTTCTGCTGATACAGCTTCGCCAGAATGGCGCCGTTATCGTCTATCCAGTCGCCATTTTTCCAGACCTGGTCCGGCCCTGGCTTTTTCAACGTGTAGCCAGCTGGGATCGTCACCATCCCGTCCAGTGTCTGCGGCTCGCCGGAAACGATGCTGTAAACGACCAGGCCCTGGTAGTAGTCCACCAGCGACCACGCTGCGCCGTTCCAGTGGGCAGCCTTGTTCTGTGGGATCGCCGGCGGTGGTGTCTCGACGCAGCCGCCAGGTAGCAGCCAGACATCTGGTTCGAGTGGTGACAGATCGGCCTGGGTCGCACCGACGTAGAGGCCTTGAGCGTTGGTCTGGTAAACGGTTTTTTGCATGAATGAGCCTCAGAACTTGATGCATGCCAGCAGTGCAAGGTTGATCGGACGTGCCTCGTTACCTTCGGCATTGATGGTGATTGCGTGCGAGTGGCCGCCGGCAGCGAGGGCCTGGCCGCTTACGTTGTGCGTGTGGCTGCCTGCGCTTGATGTTTGGCTAATGCTGCCGGAGGCGTTCGCGGGCGAGAGGTACGCGCCGGAGGTGTTGTTGCCGACGCTCGCTTTCTCCACGATGTGACTGTGTGCCCCGGCCTCATTCGTGGTGCCAGTCACAACGTGCGAGTGTTCCCCGGCTGCGGCGATTGATGCGGTGTGGGTGTGTGATGCGTTCTGCCCGTACTGCAGGCCTCCAAGGCCACGCCCTGGGTCTATACCTCTGCCATCGTCCAGGCCGCGCAAGAAGACCCCGCGCAGGTCAGGTAGATGGAAGGTGCTGGCTCCGTCGCCGGCGCCGAACGTTGTGCCGATGGTCGCGAACAGTCTGGCGTAGGTAGTACGTGAGACGGCGGCACCGTTGGCGCGCAGGTAACCGGCGGGTAGCGCATTTGCCGCGAAGTAGACCACCGAGCCCGCCGGCACAATCGCCTGTGGGTCCAGATTCCCGGAGTGATAAAGCTCTACTGTAGGCGTCCAGTTACCGTTGTTGGCGGTCGATCGGGCAAGCAAACGCACCGATGTCGTGCCCTGCTGAAACGCCAACTGCGCGCTATACATGCTGCTTGCATACGGTATGTTCAGCACGCTGCAGTATTGGGTGAGGCTGGTCGGGCCTTCAGTGAACGAGTAGAAACCGCCCGGAAGGCCTACAGAGTCAATCGGCACAACGGGTGACGTACTCGTGGCCAGGCCCGCCTCGCCACGCTTGATGCCGTCGAGGATTCCGTAAGCCGCCAAAGTCGTGCCTTTGTCTGCTTTGCTCTCCGGATCGAAATTGCCGCTGGTCCAAACGCGATGATCGTTCCACCGGAGCAGGCCTGTGCTGTCCATGCCCAGACTGCCGGCCACGACGTTGCCCCAGTGAAAGCTCATGCGCGGCGCGTATTGCCAGTCTTTTGTTGCGTCCGCCACCAGGTTCACTTCGCGGATCTCCAGCGCGGTGGCTTGATAGCTTGTGCCGGCGCTCGGAGAGTGGAAATGCGGCACCTGGTCCGAGTGGCCGGTGCGCAGTGCGTTGAGGATGCCGTACCCCTCGACGGTCGTCGGCTTGCCGCTGGTGATCTTGCTCCAGTCCAAAGAGGGGATATCGCCCGGTATCAGTAGTTGGCTGCCGATGACCTGCCCTTTGGCATTGACCACTGGCTTGGCCCATGCACCTGGCTGCACCCCCGTGTCTGTGAGGGTGACACGAAGGCCGACGCTCAATGACCCGTCGATCTCAACCTGGCCGCTGGCATCACCCAGTAGCGCCAGACGGCGCGCAGTTGTCCAGCGATTGGCCTTGCCGGCGGGTGTGGTGCCGTCCTCGAGGTCAGAGACGCGATTGCGTACTTCCGCGACCGAGCGGGCCGAGGCGAAGTGCTTGATGAGTGGGCCATCGATCACCTCGACGCCGCGCCGGTCGAGAACGTCGGATGTCGAGAGATTGGCTAGGGGCACCCGGTAGTGCTTCACACCGAGCGTGTCCTGCCAGTCACTCAGCGCATCTGTGCCACCGAACACAACTTCCCAACGAGCAACCAGGTCATTCATCTGCCGCTCAAGTGCGACATCCAACCAGGCGGTGGTCGGCAGCACTGGCGGAACAATGGCCGTAGCCTTGGCCTGAACTCGCACGCCTTCGATGTAGGCAATACCCGCTTTCACCTGGTAGCCGCTCGCCGGCGTGCCGGTCACCTGCAGGGCGTCATTGAGGAAACAGGCCCGCCCGTACACCTCGCGGTTGCTCAGGCGCTCGCGCTCGTCGATCCCAGCCAGGCGAACAGTGAAATCATGCTGCCAGGTGTTTGCATCAATGGAGATCCCGGTCAGCTCTTGCGCGCCGCTGTACTCGACCAGAATGTTACGGGTGACGTTGTTGCCGATCTGCACCGGTGGGATGTTGCGGCGCTTCTGCTGCAGGGGCAGATAGGCCACAGCGAACAGCACGCCCTCGGCGGACTCGAGGCCCATCCAGTTCCAGTCGAAGTCGCCGATGTCGCTGCTCAGCATCGAGCTATAGACGACCTGGTTCGGGTTCACGTACCCACTGTTTTCTGTCGGGATCTCGTAGGTGTGGACGATCTGTGCCGCCGGCGGCTTCGCGGCAGCGCGGTCGATCGGCTTGGCAGGATCCAGTCCGGGCACGTTCGCGTAGATGAAGCGAGTGATGCGCAGGACTTCCTTTGCCCCCTGCTTCTGAGCAATCAGGCTTTCGCCGGCGAGGGTGATTCTGGCCACGTCGGGCTCCTACAGGCTGGCGACGAGCGTCTGCTGGTCGTCGTTGAAGTCAGCTGCGAACACGCGCAGCGTTACAGGGGTGATCGTCACAAAGTCGTACCGCCGGCACGTCCGCCCGTACTGCTGTACAAGCACGCGCAGCAACTCGGGGTTCTCCGACAGCTGCGAGTCGGAAAGGCGCAGGAGCACAACATCCCAGTCACGATCGGGTATGCGCTCATCGATCTCGACATAGCCCACGCCCAAGCGGCGCAGGATGCGCTTCAGGCCGGCGGTGCTGCCGGCGTCCACGGCGTTGATGAACGCGTACTTCACACGCAGGCGATACAAGCCCTCGGGCTCGTTATTGAAGCGGGTGATGTCCCGCTGCCATGCCATCAGATCCAGGATGGTCAGATGACAGGTCTCGGCGTCGGCCTGCAGAAGTGGCCACTGGATCCAGCCCTTTACCTTTTCCCACCAGGCCTGCGCCGCTGCGGTGAGCTTGGCCAGCTCGGCACCGCCGAGCCAGAACGGCAGCTTCATGCGGATCATGCGAACGTCACCTGCAGGCTCGCGATGCGGGGAATGTTGAGCTGCGACACGATGTCCTCGCCTGCGAAGCGCAGCGACTCGATCTCGGGAAACACCTGGTGCAGCTCCTCGCCCAGGCGGCTCAATGAAAAGCGCGACTGTGGGTAGGTCAGGGTCGGGCGGTAGTCGCTGGCCGTGCTCTCGCGGAACGCGGCGCGGATGAATAGCGCGATGTTGTCCTGCAGGGCTTGGGTCTGCAGGGCAGTGAGGTTTGGCCGGGGCCATACGGTCACGCTGATGGCGTGCGGGGTTTCCGGCATGACGAACACCACCAGGTCATCGCCATGGCCGTGGTTCCCGCCGTCGCGGATGTGGGCGTTGATCTGCTCCAGGAACGATTCCGCCGGCACGCCGGCGTCGAACAGCACGTAGGCGTTCGCGCTACCAGGACCGCGTGGCGCGCCGTGTTCGAAGTAGATCCCATCGGGCCGCACGCCCGGGAACGCGGCGATCATGGCGCGATACACGGCGTCGGTGTGCCACTGGTTCACCGCGCTGAACTGGTTACGGACGCGAAGGCGCAACTGGTCGTCGGGCTCAGGATCCGCACCAGGTGCAGTCATCCAGTCGTCGGCGTTGATGACCTGGGCAATCCCCTGTACCGGCTCGAGCAGGATCGCGTAATAACCCGGAGCGAGGTTGTAGCCGCTGCCGACCTCGCGGGCGCTGACTTTGACCGACACCTGCAGGCGCCCGTCCGGGAACGTCGCGTCCTCGATCGTCACAAGCTGGTAGACGTGCCCGTTGATCGCAGCGGACTGCACGATCACGCCGGCGGGCATCTGCAGCTCGCCGGCGGTGTTCTCCCGCGTGAACAGCAGCACGCCCTGGGCCTTGGTTGCGCCCTTGCGCTCGGTGTTCACCGCCCACGCCAGGGTGTCCAGCCAAGCGCCGCTGGCTGTCTTGACGAAAAAGTTGGGCAGGACGGTGTCGCTCAGGAACGTCAGCAGCCACATGACAGGCTTGGTCACCAGCGCCGTCACCACTCGCCAGAATGGGCTGTATGCGCTGGTGTTGCTCAGCTTGCTGCCCTGGGCGGCCACCTCGGCCTCCCAGGCCTGGCGCAGGCCTGCCTCGGTCGTCGGAATGCCGGCATCGCTCAGCGCCCGGCGGAAATCTACGTCACTCACAGAAACACCTCGATATCGCCGAATTTCAGGGTTTTGGCCGTGACCAGGTACACGCCTGGCCGGTCCTCGAGGATCCGGGCGGTGCCCGGTACCAGGCGTTCGTCGTCTTCCACCAGCAGCTCCAGCTGCAGGATGCAATCGGCTTGGCGTTGGCGGCTGCGCTCGGCCACCAGGGTCACCAGCAGGCCGCTCTCGCGGATCATGTGGGCGATGTCCTGGGCGATGCTGGCCCGGTCCTCGATCAGCAGCGGCTGGCGGGAGGGATCCAGAACCAGGTCGTTGTCCTGGATCAGCAAGTCGATGTACTCGCTCATCAGCCCACCGCCATGCCGATCATGTTTTCCAGCTCAAGCGGGGTCATTGGCTTGCTGCCGTTGATGATCTCCACCTTTTCAACGTGCATGCGTCGATCCTGGCTCTGTGTGTTGTTCTGGATCTGCTTCATCAGTCCGCCCTGGGGCACCGCACTGGGTCGAACGGGCGTGATGCTTGGTGCAGCCTGGGACAAGCGCTCGCGGCTACGCTCGGCCTGCTCGACTGGCGCGGCGACCTCAACCTGGACCGGCGCCGCTGGCAGGGCTTCCATGCGCTTGAGCAATGGCGCGATCGGCTCGACTGCACGCGGCAGCGCTGCGGCCGGAGCGATCGCTGCCGGCGCAAGCGCTGCGCGTGGCAGTGTCTTGGGCTGCTGCTCGAGCACCTTGGCCACCGGCGCCGGTGGCTCGGCTGCGGCTGGCCGTGTGGTCATCAGCGGGGCCTGTGGCTGTACGGCCATCAGCGCACGGGGTTCAGGCAGCGTCAGTACCGGCGCTGGCATGGGCGTGACGCCGATCGGCAAAGCCTGCCCTGGGATCTGCGGCACGCTGGGCGGCGTAGGCACGTCGCCGAAAGTGGTCTCGATGTTCACGCCGGGGATCTTGTTCAGCATGTCAATCAGGCCGCTGATGGCCTTCTGAAAGATCGCCACGATGCCGTCCCACGCGGCCTGGGCCATGCTGCCCCAGCCGGCCATCGAGCCGAACCAGTTGCTCAGCTGCTGCACCTGGTCAGCGACCCACTGGAACGCCTGGGTGTTCATCAGCGCGCTGGTCCACTCGTCCCAGTACACGACAGCGGCCACGATCAGGGCGATCAGGGCGGCAATGCCCGCGATCACCAGGCCTATGGGGTTGGCCATCAGGGCGGCGTTGACCAGCCAGATAGCGCCCTGCCACAGCAGCATGGCGCCCTTGGCCAGGCCGATGACCGCGATCATGGCGAGCACCCGCGCAACCAGGAGCACGCACTGGATGGAATGTGCGACGAACATCGCGATGCTCCGCCAGCCGGTCCAAGTGATCAGGGTCCAGACGACGTTCAGCCCCAGCATGGCCATCTTGCTCAGGCCCACCACGATACTCAGCGTGCTGATCGCGGCGGTGATGGCCAGCGTGGCCAGCGTGGCGATCCCCATCACCCGGGTGATGTTTGGGAACAGTTGGGTCCAGCGTGTCAGCGTCTTGCCGATATCGACAAGGCGCGTCATCAGTGGCTGCAGCATCGGGATCAGCGCCTGGCCAAAGGCGATGCGCAGCGCCTGAACCGCCGCGCCGAGCTGCTGCCAAGGATCGACCATGGCAGCGGCCATCTTCTCGGCCTGCTCCAGGCCCCGGACCTTGCCGAGCTGGTCAATGCCGTTCTTGAGGCGGTCAGTGTCCTGGGCCAGGGCGCCGATTACCTGGGCGCCTTCACCGCCGAAGGCCTCGACCAGCTTGTTGTTTGCGGCAGCGTTGCGCAGATCCCCGAACTTGCCCTGCAGCTTTGCCAGGATGTCGAGCATCGGCAGAACCTTGCCGTTCGTGTCGGTGAACTTGATCCCCAGCTTGTCCGAAGCGTTGCCGATGTTCTCGAAAAAGGCCTTGTACCGTCCGCCGGCGTCGCCGCCTTCCATAGTGCTGGAGAGGCTCCCCAGGACTGCCATCTGTTCGGCCAGAGTGATGCCCGAGGCTGTAGCGATCGCGCCCGCTTCCTTGAAGCCGTCTTTCATTTGCTCGCCGCTGGTCCTGAACAGCTGGACCGCCAGGGCGGTCTGGCCGCCCAGCTTTTCGACCCACTGGCTTTTGCCCATGGCGTCGGCCTGCTGCTTCTGCAGGTTGTACAGGGTGCCCACGTACTCGCTCATCACCGCTGTGTCGGACTTGGTGGCCTTGGCGAGCACGTTGCTGGTGTTGGTGAAGGTGGCCAGTTGGGAGCCGGCCAGGCCTTTGATGGCGCCTTCGATCTTGTACGCCGAGGAAACGAACGACGCGGCGTTCTCGCCGTAGGCAACGGAAAAGTCCAGGGACTTGGCGTTGAGCGCGTCCAGGGCGTCTTGGGCCACGCCCAGCGAGCGAACATCGCTCAGGGCGCGATTGACCTCCAGCGCCGGTGCCAGTGAGCCCTCGATGCCGGTCAGCGAACCCCACAGGCCCGCCACGCCGGTACCGATCTGCTTGATGTTGGCTTCGCCTTTCTCCGCCAGGTCACTGAACCCCTTTGTCACTTTGGCCAGGGGAGCGGTGACTTTGTCAGTCAGCGACAGGATGAAGTCCAGGCGGCTGGATGCGTTGTTCGCGCTCATGGGGTGGTCAGCTTCCGTTGAATGCTCGTGCGATGCCGTTGGCTACGGCGATTTCCATCCGCCGCCAGTGCTCGTCCTCCAGCCATTTGGCTGTGCCCAGGTTCTCGGGCGTCGGGGCGGCACCGGGTAGCCAGCGTTCGCCCAGGGCCAGCAGCTGGCCCAGGCCGTCCTCGGTCAGGCGCTCAGCGTGCTCGAGCGCTTTTTTACGACGACCTCGACTTTCGGCGAGAACTCTTCAACCAGGGCGCCGGCGATTTCCATCGCGGTGGTAGGGTGCGACAGCAGCGGCTTCAGCTTGGCTTTCTGGTCCTGGACCACGGCGTTCATCAGCAGGTTGTGAGACGGGGCGACCTTGTTCGCCTGGGTCAGGCCGTTGATGTACTTGGTGACCAGGGCGGTATCCATGACGAAGTCGAAGTCTTCGCCGCCGATTTCCAAGGTGATTTCAGCGCGTTCGGTCATTGCGGTATTGCTCCTGTGGTGGGTGGGGTCGTGCAAAGGGTGCGGACGTGGTCCTGCAAACCGAGGATCATTTGCCGGCTGAGTGCGAGCTGATCCCGGAGGGTGAAATAATCCGGTCGAGCGTCTGCTGCGAGTTCGGCGGTGCTTGCATCAGCCACGCCGGCGGCGCCGGTATCGGAACCGGCACGCACTGCTGGGCAGCTGGCTTTGATGCGCAGCCGCTGATTGCGATCATCAACAGCAAGGCGCAGATCCTGGTTGCGTTTGAGTGCATCGGTCAGTTCCTGGAAGTGTTGGGCGTCGTTGGCGGCGGCGATCGCCAGGCGCTGCCCGGTGATGTGCGCGGCTTCGCGCAGGCCTGCAGCTTCTGTTTGCGCGGTGTCGCGCTCCAATCGGGCGTTGTCGCGTTGCTCGAGCACATGCTCGAACTCAAGCCAGGCCGCGCCGGCGACCAGGGCCACGGCCAGCAGAGCGATCAGGCCGCGCACAGGGCGGCCTCCTCAAGCCTGCGCGCGTGCAGCCCGGGTACAAAGATCTTGCGGCCCTGGGCGTCGGTGACGTAGGCCCACACGGGGCGGCCATCGGCGCCCCAGGCCAGTGCCCGGCAGCCTTCCTGGATGCGCCCCAGGTTGATAAGCACCAGGGCGCGGCTTGCGCAGGTCGATGGCGTGCCGACGTTGTGGCCGTGGCTGGACAGCGCATCGAACGTGTTCTGGCTGATGCTCTCGTTGGTCAGGCAGTCGGCCAGGGCCAGTTGCCCCTTGCGCGTCACCAACTGCTCCACCTCGGCGCAGCGCGCCGGGGACCAGTAGTCGCCCACGATCACAGGGTATGGGCTGGTGTAGCGAGTAATGCCCATGCACACGGTCGGCAGGCCCCGGGCAAGCTTGTCGGCGTAGACGACGTTCTGCCCTTCGCCTTCCCACTTGCCCAGGAACGCCATCAGCGTGCTGCTGCTCAGTACCAGGGCGACGGCCCCGGTCAGGATCTTGTTACGCAGGCTCATGGGAAGATCATCCGCAGCAGAGTCGGTGCAACGGTCTGCGCCGTGATGCCCAGGACAGTCAGAATCGCCAGCAACCTGGCCACCTTCCCGCCGATATCCGCGACAGTCGCGGTCAACTCGCGCTGGCCCTCGTTGAGCGCAGTCAACTGGCTGGCCATGTGCTCGAATTCGCCTTCCAGGCGCGTCACGCGGCCTGGGACGGACTCATGGTGAGCCACCAGGTCGGCCAGGCGCTGCTCGAGCAGCGCCAGGCGCAACTCGAGTTTGGGTTTCTGTGCGGTGCGCAGGGTCATCGGCGGGCCTTTTCGAAAGTGGATTGGCAGGGAACGCAGCGGGTCATGCCGCCCAGGGCACGGCGCGCCTCCGGGATCTCACCGCCGCAATCGTCGCAATGGGTGAGGCTTGGCCCTGTCGCCGGCCCTTTGCCTCGAGCAGCGGCGATCGCCTGGTCACGCTGACGCTGTTCCAGGGCCTGGGCGCGGTCGAAAGGGCAGACCATCAGCTCAGACCCTCAGTCTCGCGGGCGGCCAGGTACGGCACGCCGTTGATGCGGATGAAGTCCGGGCTGGTGACATCGAATGGCAGCTTGTGCTTCGACTTCTCGCCGCCCTTGGCGTCGATGTTCAGCAGGCTGGAAACCTTGAACTTGCAGCCGAAGGCCTCCACGCGGATCTCGTCGGTGGGCGTCTTCGCATAGAACAGCTGATCGAAGGCCTCCAGCTCGCGGAAGCTGCCGGCCTTGCCGGCGGCCTCGATCACCAGGTTGAAGTTCGTGGTGTCCAGCTCCAGCTCGCCGCTGGCGGCCACGTCGCCCTCGACCCAGCCGTCTGGCACGCCCTTGGTCTGCGCCACGGCGCTGTTGTCGGTGATATCGAGGGTTGCGGTTTCGACGTGAATCATCAGGTCGCCCACGGTGATATCGAAGTTCTTGCCACTGATCTTGGCCATGGGGGGTTACTCCTGGGCGTCCTGGGAAAGGTCCAGCGCGATGTTCGCGGTGATGTCCTTGGGGCAGTTGTGCGGGCGGATCTGCAGGAAGACCTCGACCTGTGTGCGGCTTTTCCAAACGATGACCAGGTCACCGTCCTTGGGCGTCTGGATCTCGCCCGGGAAGACCTCGCCGGCGAACTTCACCGCCTTGGCCATACGGCGCAGCGGCGCCATCAGGGCCATGGTGTTGGTGGCCATGCTGGTGGCGCTGCTGTTCAGGCGACGATCGCCGATGCGGCGGATCAGCAAAGGCCTGACCTGGCGCGCAGCCTTGTCGGCGAGGCGCAGGTACTCCAACACCTGGAAGTCGCTGCCGGCGGTGTCCAGCAGGTTGGCGTCGCCCCAGTACACGCCCTCATAGTCCGGGTAGGTCTGAGAGACGGAGAACCGTGACTTGTCCAGCTCGCTGCGGATCGCAGACGGCAGCGGGACGTTTTCCTTGTCCTGGGGAACTGCGCCCAGGCCCAGCAGCGGGCCGCTGGCCACACGCATCGGGCTGTCGGCGATGCTCCAGGCCGCGTTGGCCAGGCGCCCGGCCAGCACGCCGAGGTCGTTCCCATGCAGTTGCGGCACGACGACAACCCGGGGCGCAGCGATGCCGGCGGTGATCGCCTTCTGCTCGACCAGGTATTCGGACCAGGTCGCGGTCGGCAGGATGCCGGCGGACGCGGCCAGCACGAACGAACGGCGCCCATACTTCGCGTTCAACTGCTCGGCGGCGGTGTGCATGGCTTGCAGCTCGGCGCCGGTGGTCACCGGCTTGGTGATGACCACGGCCTCGACTGAAAAGCCCTGCTGCTGGGCCAGCTCCAGGGCGGTGGCCCAGTCGCCTTCGGCGCCGATCGGCGCGGCCAAGCAGGCCCAGCGGTCGCCGCCGTTCGCCCGGGCTGCGATGACCTGGGTTTTCAGGTCACTCCCTGCAGCGCCCAGGTCGTTATCCAAGTCGCTGTCGGTGTTGAGCGGCAGCAGCTTGCCGACGTTCTTGCCGGCGGGGCCGATGAAAAGGAAATAGCGCTCAATCTCGGTCACGGCACCCTGGCCGCGATTGAGATTGTTGGTACTGACTTTGCCGAGTGCCATGGGGTGCCTCGTTAGCGGGGTGAATGGATGATTTGTTCCATGACCTGGGCGACCAGGGCGCTGGACTCTTGGGCGCTCGCTCCCAGGAACTGGCGTTTCGGGAGCTTGATTTCCCAGCTCTCGGCACCGGTGGTTTCGCCTTGCTCTTCGTCCAGGACGCGGATCAGCAGGCCGGCTTGCATGAAGCTGACGTGCTCGAGGATCCAGGCGACGGGTGGACGGGTGAGGCGCTTCTTACCCTCCTGGCGCACGCGAAAGCCCAGGCGGCGCAGCCGTTTGGCCTGCTTGGGCGTGGACTTGGCGCCGGGCTCGACCTTGTTCCACTTGCGCATCTGGCGCGCTGTGCGGCGCTCGGATGCCCCGTTGTGCTGCTGCGCCGCGACCCAGCTGGTGAGGCCGTTGCGCCATCCCAGGACGGCCTCGTCCTGGTCCACGCGGGTCACCTGCAGGAGCTTGCCCAAACCGGCCTCCATGCGTTTCTGCCCGGGTTCCTTGCGCTTTCGCGGCACGAACGGCGTCCCGTCCAGGTTCTGCTGGGCGCGAATCCGCTTATTGCTCAGGGTGCGCACACGCTTGGAAACCCGATTGAGCAGGCGTCGGCGCAGTTGCGGGGGCAGCTTGAGCAGGGCCAGTTGGTCCTGGACGCCGAGCATGCCGCGTACGTCTTGGGAGAAAACCCTACTGGCCACGGCGGACCACCTCGCCTCGTTCGGCCAGCCATAGATCAAACGGGACGAACGACCAGGTGCTACCAAAGGCCTGGATTTCGCCGTTGTCGTCTTCGGCCAGGTACTGCGGTTCGACAAAGTCCAGGATCAGCTCCACGTCGAACAGATCGTTGCCCAAGTCCAGCGGCTCGATCGCGAACGCCGGCGCCGGCAGGTCATGCCGGTGGCGGTCCGGGTCATGGGTTTCCAGCCAACTGCCCACCAGGGCCATCAACCGGCCGGGGTGGCCGTTGAAACGCTCCAGGTTGAACACAGCGCGGTAGCGCATGTTGCCCATGTGCAGGCCGCGCTCGGTCTCTGCCCAAACGAGGTGCAGGTCCACCTGCTCGCTGTACGACTCCAACTGCTCCTGTGGTACCAGCTCGCGCTCGAGCAGGTAGGCGGTCAGTCCTTTGAGGCCGTTCATTGCAGCGACACCGTGATGCGGCTGCGGCCCTGCAGGGCGCGGACCGCCTGCTGGCTGAACGCCAAGTACTGGTCGGCCCGCTCGGGTGCCTCCTTGCCGGTGTTCTCGGCAACTTCGCGCCGGGTGACGGTTGCATAGTCGGTCAGGGCGGTGGCCTTGGCCCGGCAGTACACGGCTCGTTTGTACAGTTTCACCTTGAAGGCGCGTTCCTCGAGCAGACGTGTATCGGCGGTGGCCACCTCGGTGATGCCCAGGCTCTGCCAACTGTTCGCCAGCTTGCGCAGATCCTGGTTCACCTCGGCCATCGCCAGTTCAAGTTGAGTGACCAGCACCTCGCTCAGGTACTCGCCCGGCAGGCGGTAAGCCTTCTGGTATTCAGCCAGCGAGAGGTCCGGCCAAAAGCCGTTGTTCTCGATGGTCTGTTCCACAACCGTGGCGGGTTTGCCTGAAAAGCTCATGGCTGGTCACTCGAAAAGGGCGGGAAACACCGTTGCCACGGGGCGGGGCCACAAGTGGGCCGTCTCGTTTCACGGGTTCCCGCTGGGGGGGTAGTCGTTATGCGGTGGTAGCCGCCGGCGTTGCCGCATTGGCCTGCTCTTTTCGCAGGGCCTTGCGAGCATTCTCGAGCCGGGTGTCTACGCCGACTTTCGGATACAGCCGTGTGGCGCGCTCCAGGTGCGTGATGGCCTTGGCCCAGTCCTTCGCTTCCACGGCACGAATGCCGATGAGCTTGTGGTACTTGGCCGGGATCTGTTCCGGCAGTTGCCACTCGCCGTCCACACGCGGAAGCAAGTCGGACAAGTACGGCTCAGGACTGCGGCCTGCCTTGTACTCGTCATAGGCCCACTCACAGATCGCATCAGCGACAAACGTCTGGATATCGCGACGACTGAAGCGCTCGGGCAACTCCTGGCCCTGGGCAATCGCGATATCCGCCAGCTCCAGCGCATCCTCGAACTGGACGGTGTCGAACAGCCAGATCACGACCTGGACCAAAACGCGGTTCGGAAAGACCAGGCCGGATTCGACGTAGCGCTGGACGTACTCCTGGTACTTGGGCAGCAGCTCATTGCGCTTGAGCTCTTGGCGGCTGGCCAGGCCGTTGATCGCGCTCAGGCGCGCCAGATCCTCGTCCAGGCCGGCGACCATCAGCGCCAGGTGCTTGCGGGCGTTGGCCGGGCTGCTCAGGGCCTCACCAGGTGAGTACGGCAGGGCAGCTGCAGCGGCCACCTGGGCTACTGCAGCGGTGCCCTGGGCGAGCAAGCGGCGCTTGTGCTCCAGGGCGAGGCTCATACCAGCTCCACCGAGTCGGATTCCAGGTAGGCGAACTTGCCCAACTGCTCGATCACGTAGCCCTCGTTGCGCCCGTTGTAATCTTCGACGCGGGAGCGCTTCGGGTTCTCGAGCAAATGACGACGCCAGCTGCTGTCCTGGAAGTAGATCGACAGGTTGTCCCAGGAGGTGACCAGGATCCCCTTTGGCGGGAAGAACGGGATCAGGAACGACGGTTTGCCGCCATAGGTGGCGATGACCTGCGCGTCCTCGATGCGCTCCTTCTCGGTCGGGGTCTGGCCTTGTGCGGCGTACAACTTGCCCTTGTCGTGCGCCAGGAGATCCGAACCGATGATGGCCACCAGGTCGCCCTCGTCGCGGAACACCGGATCGATCATCTGAGTGACGTCGTGCACGGCCTCGTCGAGGTTCTGGTAGCTACCGCCTTTACCGATCTTGATCTTCTGCGCCGAATCAGCAGCTTTCAGCACCTGCTCCGGGATCTGCTCGCGGGCGATTTGCAGCCAGCCCTTGTTCACGTCCTCGAGCATGGGGAACTTGGCCATGTCGGTTTGCGGTGCCGCGTGGGTGCCGTGCCAGCCGATGAGGATCCGGTCCAGCGCGATGCGCTTCTGCACCGCTGCCAGGTACTTCTGTGCGAACTCGGGGAACTTCGCCCAGGCGTCGATGGTGGCGAACTTCAGGGCCACATCGGTTTCGGTGTGGAACAGCTCGTACAGGTTGTTCTTCAGGTCGAGCAGGTGGCGCGGTTCGCGATCGTTCTTGTCGGTGTCGGTCCGGCTGCTGGCCGGGCCGCTCAGGCCCAGTAGCACCTTCTCGCCCTTGATCTCGCTGACCGGCACGACGTTGATGCGGGACAGAAAGTCCACGCGCTCGGTGATCTGCTCGTTCAGTTCCTGGGCGTGGGTCGGTTCTACGGCAAAGGTGCGGGTGGCGTCATCAATGCTGTACGCCTCGGCCAGGTCGTCCTGGAGCTGCAGATAGACCGCTGCAGCGCGTTGCGACAGGGCACCCATCAGCGCAGGCCTCCGCCGCGTTTCTTGCCGTCAGCCGCGCCGGTGTTGCGCTTTGGCTGGCGGCGGTTCGGCGTGCTGTTGAACATCTTGGTCATGGTCTCGGTCAGCTCCTCGACGCGGGCGCTCAGTTCCTTGACCTCGTCCTTGCCCTTGCCGTCCTTGGCGCCTTTGCCGCCCTTGCGGTTGAACTCGCGGTTTTCGTCGGCCTCATCGACCACGTCCTGGACTGCGGCGCCCACGGCTTCGACGGCGTCCTGGTTCTCGCTGGTGTCTACTTCTTCCACCACGGGCTCCAGTACGGCCTGCAGGCCGGCCAGCAGGATCACGAATTGGTCATACAGCGCCTTGAGCGCCTTGGCTGTTGCTTCATCCATCGGTTTGGTCTCGTCGGGTGAGGTGGTGTTGGAGGTGGTGTCGGCGAAGCGCTTGCAAAGGCCGGTCAGGGCGTTGAAAAAGCGGCGCAGCTCGCCCGGCTGCTCGCTCCCCTCGCGGAGGGAGCCCAGCTCTACGGCAGAGCAGTAGTAGGAAGTTTTCGCGTAGCGCTTGCCCTTGCTGGCACGCTTGGAGAAGTACAACTCCTGAGTACCCAAACTGGCCGGCGAGTCGGTCACGGCCAGGCCGGTCAGGTAGAACCGGCCTGAGTTGGCGAAGTTGGGCGTAATCTCGACGCTGCTGAACAGCTTTTCGCCCTGGTCATTCAGGTGCAGCAGCTTGTCGTTCGGCTTGAGTTGGGCTTCGAGAGCGACCTGGCCGGGCTGCAGCTCGGGATCGTCGTTTTCGGTAACCAGGCGCACGGCAAACACGGTGCCGTGGGAGCCAGGCCAGCGCTCGTGCTCGCTCCAGATCACGGCGGTGTAGACCGACAGCTTGTAGGTCTCAGCGCAATCGACCAGCTCCTGCACGGTGATCTCGCGGTTGTCGGCGGTGGGGCCGCTGACAGCTACGCGTTTCCAGTAGGAGACAAGGGATCTGGGCATCGGTTGAAGCGCTCGGTGGTGGTCGATGAGCGCCAAGATAGGGAGCCCGGCAGCGCCGGCCAAACGGTTTGAATGAGCGAAATTCCGATTTCGCCGATCTAGGAATTTGCTGCATTTTTGCGTCGCGTTCTTGGTGTTTTCGCCGCATAGACTGCGGCCCATGAACTATCCGACCGAAGTCAAAGAAGCCGCGAAGCGCCTTTATCTGCGCCGCTGCTCCGTGAGGGAAATTCAGGCGCACCTGAAGCTGCCCAACAAACGAATCATTTACTACTGGATCCGCCAGGGCCTGTGGGACGAAATGCTCACGGATGAGGAGCCGGTAAACGCGATCAGCCGCCGAATCACGCTTATTGCAGAAAAAACGGAGGCCCTGACTAAAGCTGACCTGGACGAGTTGGATCGGTTGACTGGGGTGCGTGAGCGGTTGTTGAAGCAAGCGGTAAAGCCTGCATCAACAGAGCAGGCGCGGGAACCTGGCGGCGACCAGCGACAGAGCCGGCAGGGACCGCGTGATGAGCGTGCCTCTCGCGGGGAAGGCGGCGGGAACAAGCGTGGAAAGAAGGTCAAGAACGACATCAGCCATCTGACCGAAGTGGATTTCTTGGATAAGTTCATCTCCAAGATGTACCGCTATCAGCAGGAGCTGTTCGCCGCCAAGCAGAATCCACTCACTTGCAGAATACGCAACATCCTGAAAAGCCGTCAGGTGGGCCTGACCTACTACTTCGCCGGCGAGGCCTTCATGGATGCCGTCTTGACTGGCGACAACCAAGTGTTTCTGTCGGCCAGCCGCGCCCAGTCGGAGATTTTCCGCAGCTACATCATCCAGTTCGCCCAGCAGTGGTTCGGTATCGAGCTGACCGGCAATCCGATCACTCTTAGCAACGGCGCAGAGCTGCGCTTCCTAAGCACGAACAGCAGCACCGCCCAGGGCTACCACGGGCACGTGTATGTCGATGAGTACTTCTGGATCCGCGACTTCGAGAAGTTGAGCACCGTGGCCAGCGCCATGGGCACCCATAAGAAGTGGCGCAAGACCTATTTCTCCACGCCCAGCGCTGTTAGCCATCAGGCGTACCCCTTCTGGACGGGCGAAGCCTTCCGCAACGACAAACGCCGCAAGAAAGCTGCAGGAGAGTGGCCTTCGGAGGCTTCATACACACAGGGCGCCCTGTGCCCGGATGGCCAATGGCGCAAGACCATCACCCTGGACGACGCCATTGCCGGCGGTTGCGATCTGTTCGACGTGGCCCAGCTCGAGCTGGAGTACGACGAAGACAAGTTCCAGCAGTTGTTCTACTGCAAGTTCATCGACAGCACGCAGAGCGCGTTCGGCCTCAAGGATCTCGAAGGGTGTTATTCCGACCTCATGCTGTGGGATGACTACGATCCGGACGCCGATCGCCCGTTCGGTGATAGCCCAGTCTGGATCGGCTACGACCCAAGCCGTACACGCGATGACGCTACGTGTGTGGTCGTCGCGCCTCCGGCCGAGCCAGGCGGCAACTTCAGGATCCTGGAAAAGTACAGCTGGCGGGGGCAGTCGTTCACCTACCAGGCAGCGCAGATCAAGCAACTGACCACACGCTTCAACGTGCAGCACATCGGTATCGATACCACCGGGGTAGGCATCGGTGTGTACGACGTGGTGTGCGACTTCTACCCGCGTGCGCAGCGTATCCATTACAGCCTCGAGACGAAAACGACGCTGGTACTCAAGGCCCAGGACGTGATTCGCGCCGGGCGAATCGAGTGGGATGCAGGGTGGACCGATATCGCCCAGGCGTTCCTGACGATCAAGCGCGGCACTACCACTGGCGGCCAGATCACTTTCAGCGCCTCGAGGACCGAGGCCACCGGACACGCCGACATCGCCTGGGCTGTGATGCACGCCCTTCACAACGAACCCTTGAACACCAACAAGCGGCGCAAGAGCCGCTACCTGACGAGTGGAAGCTATGCCCAAACGACAGAGAAGACCTCAAGCCCCGCAAGCGCCGGCGCAACAGCCCACACGCGTGTTCACGTTTGGGGAGCCAGAGCAGGTGCTGACGGCCAATATCGGCGAGTACCTGGGCATCTTTCCTACCGACGACGGGCGCCTGTACAAACCGCCGGTATCTCGCGTCGGCCTGGCCAAACTGCTGCGGGCAAACGCTCATCACGGCGCCATCCCAAAGTTCAAGCGCAACCTGCTGTTGCGTGAGTTCATCCCATCGGAAGGCTGCAGCGCTCAGACGATGAGTTGTGCAGCCCTGGACTATATGGTGTTCGGGGAAGCTTACTTCCTTGTGCATGAGAATTTCCTGGGCCATGTCCTGGAGTTGGAGCACCTGCCAGCGATCAACATGCGCGTGAAGGTAGACGGGGGTTTCGTCATGCTGCTGCAGAACGGGCAGGAGGAGGAATACGACCAGGACGAGATCGTCCACATCAAGGACTATGACGTTGAGCAGAATATCTACGGCATCCCGGACTACCTGGGCGGCCTGCAGGCGCTACTGCTCAACGAAGCGGCGACTCTGTTCCGCCGGCGCTACTACAGCAATGGTGCCCACGCCGGTTACATTTTCTACACCAGTGATCCGAATCTGTCCGAGGAGGACGAAGACAACCTGCGCGCGCAGATCAGTGCAAGTAAGGGCGTGGGTAACTTCCGCTCGATGTTCGTAAACATTCCAGGTGGTCAAGAAAACGCAATCAAGATTATTCCGGTGGGAGACTTCCAAGCCAAGGATGAGCTGGAGAAAGTGAAGAACATCACTCGGAACGATATCATCGCCGCCTGGCGAATGAATCCTGCACTGGCTGGCATCATTCCCGAAAACTCTGGTGGGTTTGGCGACATCGAGAAAATTGATCGGGTGTACACCAGCAACGAAATCAGACCCATCTGTCAGTTGTTCGATCAAGTCAACGAAGTTCTGCGGGAAGATCGCCGGATTGCCTGGAGAGAGGCACCGCAGGCACAACTTTAAAAGCGTTACTGTCAACGCTCCCGGTGCTAGTTGTGGCAAAATAGCACCGGAATAACATTGGGGTGGGGCTATGCGGGTTTACTGTAAAGAATGCGGTGGCAAGGGGCGAATTTCTTCGAGGAACGATATCTCCAATGAGTTCGTAAGCCTCTATTGTGATTGCTTGCAGTGCGGGCACCGGTGGGTGTCGCATCTGACCTTCTCGCACACCCTCAGGCCCTCGGAGCAAATGATGGATCGCCTCGTGTTTGACCGGCTAAGCGGCATGAGCATGGCCAGACGACAGGAGCTTTTTCAACAGTTGAGTCTCAGCGAAGTTCGATAAATCCTGAAGCGACTTTCAATGTCATCGAAATTTTCCATCAGATTTGCCGAAAGCTGTAATAGACCTACGCGGCCACGGTGTGAAAGTTCGCTGTTATGAATGTCTGTGAGAAGTGCAAGCATATTGCCATGCGATTCTATGTCGTCAGCGAGCTGAGTGAGGCAGGGCGCTGCGTGTGTCATGTTGAACTCCGTTTTACTCAATGGCACATGGCCCATATTTTGTTGTTCAGGATCTTGTCAGTCAAGAAAATTTTGTAACTTGAAAGTTTTGTTAAGTTGTGAGAATTAGTTCTTGAAGGTGTGCTTTATTGGCTTGCTCTATAACTGTAAACAAAAATGGGCGCCCAAGGCGCCCATATGTTGTATTGATTGGTTAGTCTTGTTTAATTTTGTGTTTGAGTGAGTTGATTTGTACTACGCCGAACTTAGAATTCCCTGACCGACTTTCAAACCCTACAACGAACATATCTGCGGGCATGCGGATGACGATCATTCCGTTGCCTGAGTTGTGGTAGAGCTGCTGGGTGGCCTGCACCAGGAGAAAGTCGGCGGGCAGCGCCAACTGACGACGTGCTTCCTCGATCTCGATCTCTGTCACTGGTACCAAGTTGCCGTCGATCAACATCACGCCGCCCCCTTCACAGTCAGTCGGTTCTCAAGCTCCTCGATGCGTCGCCTGAGAATGCCGAGCAACCTGGCCTGCTCGTCGGACAGCTGCTGCAGTACCGCCGATTGCTTGAGCCTGTAGGTGACTTCAGCATTCACCGATCGCTCGTTCTCCTTGGCCAGCGTGTCGAGGTCACTGAGCAACGCAGGTGGGAGATAGATCATCAGTGCCTCACCTACTTTGCTTTCAGCTCCATCAGTGGTCAGAGAGCGTTCCAGGCGGGTGATGATCTCTGAGTTCATGCTGCGGTTGTTGCCCCGTGCCGCGTCTCCGATTCTGTCGCGCATGCCGTCAGGCAGCCGCACAACGAACTTGTCCGCGTCTCGGGATGATGTGGAAGCTGGTTTAAGCATGGTGATCTCCTTCAGTTGCGAATTGTGTTTGGCTGATTGGCTAGCGCTCTTTGCACCACGGCTGCGTCGGTCTCGGACAGTTCGCCCTGCTGGCAGGCCGTGGATGCCGCGTTTTCCAGCTGCTTGCGAGCCGCTGGTGTCTTCATCACGAGAAAGCCGATCAACGCTCCTCCCACCTGGGCTACCGCCTGCAGGTGACGATGCGTTGTGGTAGCCTTCGGCTCGCTACCGCTTGGGGTCAGTACTTGCATGTTCTTCTCCTAGTTTTGGTGGCGGGTGCCAGGGAGCTGCAACTCCTTGGCACCGTCTCTATCAGCCTTGGCGCAATGCCTTGGCCGTAAATACCGCTCGGGTCTCGCCCTTGACCTCGAACACCCCCAGGTCGAGCCCATCAACGCTTTTCAAGTGAACCGTGCATGAGGGCGGGGGTATGGGCTGAGTGCGCCAATGCAGGCTGGCTACAAGCTCTGCCATGTCTTCGGGCTGGGCGACCAGCAGATAAGGACCAGGCATCGCCATCTCTCCCTCGTGCCCGTCCACGGTGTAGATAACGTTCACTCCAGCGTCTCCGGTGCCCATTTCTCGATCAGTTGCTGCCAGATCCGGCTGCCGTTCTCGATGCGTTCGTGCACCTCTAGGTCTGGGGTGTAGTCCATCATCAGGATCTTCATGCAATCCTCGAACAGCGGCAGATCCAGCCCGCGCAGCGCGCTAAGTTCAAAGGGGAAGTCCTCGCCGTTGTAGATCCCGAGCAGAAACCGGCCCAGGACGCGGCTTTGGCCGGTGTCCCGTAGGGCCAACGGCACTAGGCGGTAAAGGGCTTGAGTCCCAGCGGTGGCAATGGCCGGTAAGCGCTGTTGGTGTGACTGGGCATCTGCAATGGCAGTGGCCAGGGAGCGAGTTGTGGTGTGCATCGTCATATCTCCTTGCGAGGTATTGCTGGTGAAAAGTTCTGCGGGGTACCGCCTTCTATCCGGAACATCCGGAACATTGGTTATGCGCTTTCGCGGATGCCTTGAATTCCGTGGCCTCCAGCGATGCTTACGTGTTCCGGTACTACCGGAACATTCCGGAACGCGGTGTGTCGTTAAAATCGCTGAAAGCCGCGTGGTTACTGGGCTGCAGCTATGTTCCGGTAAAGGGGGCTGACTGGAACATTTCCGGAACATGGCGGAACGGAATTTGTTCCGGTGTGTTCTAGTAAGTTCTGGTTGAGCCGGAACGTCTGCGGTGCTCTCAACTACCTGTATTTATTGATATTTATTTCTTCTAGTTAGTTATGTTCCGAATGTTCCGGATAGATTTGGGGACTTCGCACAAATCCCTACATCCGCTCAGCCCAGGCCCTGGCCAGGTAAAACCCCACACGATTAAGACCCTCCGCGTTTGCTGAAGAACCAGAGGTTCAGGGACCGCTTTTCGATGCGGGAACGGGCTTTGCGGATCTCGATGAATTTGTGCGTGGTGCTGCTATAAAGTGCGCGCCGCAGCTGGACATCGGGGATAACCTCCTGGCCAGCCATCCTGCAGCGCTGCTGGAAGTGCTCGATGTTGATGGCGATCAACTCTTTGTCGATGCTGTGGTTCAGCGTCTCGCGGATCTCTTCTCGTTCACCCTCCGCATCGATCGTCGTCACCACGTCCTCGTTTAGGTAGTGGTAGATCTGCCAGAACTTGGCGGCGGTAGGGTCTTCCGACTTGCACCGCTGCTGCCGATCAATGGCGCGGGACTCGATGTGTGCCGCCAACTGGTCCAGGTCGTGGTTGCTCCAGTCGGGGAAGAACATCTGTGTCGCGTAGGCTGCTGCTAGCACCTGTGCGTGGGATTGGTAGATCCGCATTTCGCTGATGGCGGGGTTATCCATCAGCTTGCGTTCAAAGCGCGGAAAGGCCTCGAAGTACCGTTCGAGCCAAGCCTTTTCGTTCGATAGGCAGCGGCGCAAATAGCCGCCAAGCTGTGCAGCCCGCATAGCCTTGAGGCGATCCGCTTTCGGCTTGAGTGCCAGGCTGTGACCGTCCTTTGTGAAGTGGAAGTGCACGATGCGCGAAAGCGTTGCCTCGTCGCCGGTGACGCTTGCGTTCTGCGCGATGGCCAAGGCGCCGCGCCAAAGGTCTACCCGTTTTTCGTTGCCGGTCGTCTTCGCACCGGTCACGCGCAACTGAGCGTGGTAGTCGAACATCGGCTTCACGTCGTCCCAGGTGAACTGGATCGTTACCGTGCGACCCTGGGCATCGATGTAGGTCCGATCGGACTCGATCAATACCAGTGGCAGGTTGCTGACCTCCGCAAACGATCTAAGCAGGCCTACAGCGCTCGCACCTGAGCCGCTTGGTTTGATCCCCTCAGTGTTCTCTCGTCCCAGTAGACGCCAGAGAAAGCGCAGCAGCATGGATTTGCCGGAGCCAGGTTCGCCGCTCAGTTCCAGGAAGCCAAACGATGCTTGCTGACTGGCGATCTGCTGAACAAACAAGGTGGCCGTCCACCACGACAGCGCACTGAGTCCGTTCATGCCGGTGACGTCCACGAAGTCACGGAACCAGGATGGGTCGAACTCCTCGCCACGCTCAAATTTAACGGTGGCCAACGCGGTCTTGATGCCTCGACCTTTCACTTCGATGAAACCGTGGCTGTTTACCTGCAGCTCGCGGCCGTTGTTAAACCCGAAGTCCGGGAAGCAGTATGTGCCGGTGTCCTCGTCGTACCCCAGGAAGGGAAGGCTGCGCACCGTGCGAACCGGGCGGTACTCGTCGTTCAGCCACTTGGCCTTGAGCCACGCCAGTTCGCGGGCGCCGCCCTCGAAGTTGCCGCCAGGCGTGAAGTCCAGCATGCCCTTCACGAAGCCCCGGGGATCTGCGATCGATCCTGAGGACAGTGCGGCCTGGCAGTTGCGGCTTTCGTCCGGGAAGGCAAAACTGAAGTGATAGCGCTGCTCGCCGGTGATGACATCCTTCTCCAGGTAGTCGAGATCCGGTACGCAGTTGGACACCTGTTCCACGCGTGCCGCGCCGTAGAAAATATCGCGGTTGCCCTCCAACTTCTGGTCGTCCAGGGCCTTGGTCAACTCGGCCTGGTTCACTCGCACCGAGAACAACTGGTTGTTGAACTCGACCAGGTAGAATCCTGCAGGTCTGCGCAAGTACACCAGGTAAGCGAGCTTGCGTGCGCTTTCGGCGGTGAACAGACGACCGCGATAGCAAGCGTCCTCAATAAACGCTTGATCCAGCTTGCCGTCTCGATAGACGTCGTCCCAGTCAAGTTTTCCTGCGAGCGCGACCCATCCAATCTCTTGCTTTGAGCGCAGTTGCTTCAGGTGCTTGCGGATGTAGGTGCGACCTGCCTTATCGTCGTCAAAGGCAACCACCCAAGTGACGAACTTGGCCGCGTTTTCCTCGACGATATCCCACGGGAAATTCACGCAACTGATGGCAGCGATCGCTTTGAATCCAGCAAGGTGGAGAGCGATTGCATGGAAGATGCCTTCCACGATGTAGACCCGGTCGTGCTTCTCTATCGTCTGTCCTGGTGGTACCCAGCCGGCGTTTGTGTAGCGCATGCCGGACTTGATGCCGGCTTTCTGGCCGTCGTTGCCTGCTATGGCTCGCGCATCAATGATGCGTTCCCAGTAGCCGTCGCAGAGCGAGAAACGGACGGTGTCTGCCCACACGCCCGACGGCTTCATCTGCCGACGGCCCTGGGTGTACCAGCCCTTCATCTTGCTGGTGTCGAAGCCTCGAGCACGGGTGAGGTATGCGTCAGCTGTTGCAGTCGGGTTTTCAGGGGTGGATGGAAAACGTTCGCTGAGGTTCTCAAACAGATGCTGGTAACGGTCGCGTGTCCGCTCCTCATAGCCACAGTTGTTCATCCGATTGCACTTGAGCTGGTACGGCTGCTTTTTCTTGACGAATACAGAGCGTTTACCGCAACTCGGGCACATGCCCTTGTTTAGGTAGTCCTTCGTTTCGTCCTTGGCCTGAAAGCCCAGCTCCGGATCATGCTCGAGCGCCGGGTAGACGTCATCGCGGTAGATGCGGGCGAAGACTTCATCTATCAGGGTGCGGTCGGGATGATCCGGTTTGATGCGTGCGTTCATGTTCGACCCTTACTGCTTGGCTGCTACGCGAATGCGTTCTGCCTGCTCGGCCGCTTCGAGGGCGAGATGAACCATATTGATAAGCACCGCTGACTTGGAGCCCTCAGCCTTGGGGCGAATGAGGTAGCGACCCTGTTCGATCTCACGGCGAATCGCAGTATCGGACTGTCCGGAGCGTCGCGCGTACTCCCCAACAGTGACGTAGGGCGTGTCGATGGTGATCTGCATTCTGTTAACCTCTTGCGAATATTGGGGACGAATGTTCCCTGTAAGGAACATTGTTGTTCCTTCAAAGGAACAAGTCAAGAGGACACCATGGACTTTCCAACCAAGCTCAAGGCCATTCGAAAAGCAGAGGGGCTGACTCAGCGCGAGTTCTGCGAGGTGCTGGGTTTCAGCGAAAGCACTTTCAGAAAATACGAGGCGGGAATCATTGAGATAGGCGCGCCGGCGCTGCTGAAGATTGCCAACCACCCCCGCTTCAAGAAATACACGTTGTGGTTGATGACTGGCGATACAGCCCCGGATGGTGGTCAGGTCAGCCCGGTGTGACCTATGGCTATCAAGAAATTGCCGTCAGGCGTGTGGCTGGTTGACTGTCGCCCGGAAGGGCGCGACGGTCCGCGTTTCCGTAAGCGTGTGCAGTCCAAGAATGAGGCTATGCACCTCGAACGACGGGTGATGGGGGACGGGTCGCGGGGAGAGTTTGAGGCGGCACCGAAGCGGGACGATCGGTCGTTATCGGATCTGGTGAGGCTCTGGCACAAGCTCCATGGCCAGAACTTGAAAACGGGCGATGAGCGCCTGCAGCTGCTCCTGAACATGGCCGAGCGCATGGGCGATCCCAAGGCCCATGCCTTCAACTCATCCCAGTTTGCCACCTACCGTGCCGAACGAGCTGAGGGGAGACACACCAGGGCGACCCCAGGTCGGGGATTCAGTAAGGCCGAGGGTAAGGGCAAGCCTATCAGCGCGAACATGCTTAACCATGAACTGGCTTACCTGCGTGCTGTGTTCAATGAGTTGGCCAGGCTCGGCGAGTGGACCAGCGAGAATCCACTTGCGACTGTACGAAAGCTGAAGTTTGACGAGACGGAGATGGCTTACCTGGAGGTGGACGAAATCCAACCCCTACTGGATGCGTTGGCGGTCGAAGACTCTGATGCAGGCTTGATCGCTGAGGTTTGCTTATCCACTGGCGCGCGGTGGGGGGAAGCTGAATCGCTACTGCCACGGCAGGTGCGCAATGGCCTGATTCAGTACAACAAAACGAAGTCGAGCAAGAATCGCTCGGTCCCGATCGCTGCTGACCTGGAGAAACGCTTATTGGCGGTGCTGCCATTCCGGCCTGGCTACAACATCTTTCGGAAGGTGGTCGACTTACTCCAGCTCGATCTTCCCGATGGACAGCTGACACACGTCCTGCGCCACACCTTTGCAAGTCACTACATGCGCAACGGGGGAGACATCCTGACCCTGCAACGGGTGCTAGGTCATGCGACGTTGGCCATGACCCAGAAATATGCCCACTTCAGCCCCAGCCACTTGGCAGATGTGGTCAAGCTCAACCCACTTGCTGCGGTGCGTGGACACATTGTGGACACATTGCCAACTATGGAAGGGCGAGAGGGGCTGTAA